GGTTCATGTCGGGCCAGAGCGCCCAGCGGTCGAACGCGTAGATACCCTTGAACTGGTCGCGGCCGATGCGGTCGAGCTTGAGCGGCGTCTCGGGATCCTGCCCGGCGATCATCAGGAACGCCGCACCGCCGCCATAGAGGCGCGCCCACTTGATGCTGTCCTGAAGGCCTGGCCAGACCTGCAGGCGCGAGAGCTCCTTGCCGAAGATCTTCATGTCGCTCGGATCGATCACCGACTGGATCTCGATCCCGGCGCGGGTCATGTCCTCGGCGACGCAGTCGACCGCCTTTCCGGCGATCCACGAGCCGCGGTAGACCCACTCGATCTTGATGCGGTTGCGCGAGACGGGGTTGTACCCGTACGTGCTGCCGCTCAGCATGTTGTCGGCGCCGATGCCGACGCGCGCCTCGAAGTTCTGGAACGAGTCCGTCGTCGGCCACGCGTTGCGCAGCGACTCGCCAGCCTTCAGGCGAATGTGGGGCTTGGCGGACATTCAGTTCCTAGCTTCCGAGCTGCGCCCACTGAGCGGCGACGCCCCTGCGTTGTATGTAGCCGTCCAAGCCATAGCGCACTGCGTCCCAGCCGTGGTTGTGCTTGTCGACGATCACCGGCAGCACGTCACCGGATACGCGATCGACCTTGTACGAGTACAGACGGGCCTCTTCCTGCAGGTGCTTGCACCGCCGGTGGATGTGGATCCGCCGGAAGCCCTTGACGTGCGCAATGCCGTCCTCGACGCTGCCCGACCACTTCTCGGCGGCGTCGATCGCGAAGCCCTTGCGACGGATGTAGCTGATCGTCTCTGGGCGCGCCGCGTCCGCCTTGATCGGCCACTGGCGCGCACCGGGGATGGTGTCGAACAGCGCGGGCGTGTCGTCGATCTCCACGCGGTAGCCGAAGGCCTCGTGCGAGACGTAGAGCTCATCGTCGTGGATCCAGAACCGCACCAGCGCCGTCGGGTCGTTCGCGAAGCCCCAGTCGGCACCGAAGTGAATCCGCGTGCCGTGGGGCGGATCCTCGAACTCGTCGATGACGACGCGCTTCCGGAAGATCGCGGCCGCCGCGTGGCGCTCGCAATAGCCTTCCCAGACGTGGTCGTACTCGGCCTGCAGCTCGGACCGGAGCTCGTCGTCCGTCGCCGCGGCGATGCGGTCGGCCAGCTCCGCACGGTCCGCCTCGAGCTCAGCCGTGAACCAGGGATTGTCATCCCAGTTCACCTTGACGATCCGCGCGCGCGGCGATGGCGCGACGATGAACCGCTTGTAGGTCTCGTCGCTCTCGAGCCGAGGGTTGAACACGACCCAGATCTCGGAACCGGGCTTGCGGATCGTCGGCACGAGCTGGCGCCAGCTGTTGGCGCTGATGCTCTCGCCTTCCTCGATCAGGCAGAGATCCGCGGCCTCGAGCGACTTGATCTTGCCCGGGTCGGTGCGCACGCCGAAGAAGATGAACTCGGAGCCGTTGGCTCCGTAGATGCCCTTGTCCTGGATGCGGAAGAAGTCCGACCAGCCGAGGTGCTGGATGCGGTCGCTGAGGAGCCGGTGCACCGACTCCTTGATCGACGACTGCACCTCGCGGATGCACACGACCCGCAGCGGATGGTGGCGTGCCAGCACCGCCGCCATCCCCGCGAAGCCCCACGACTTGCCGGAGCCGCGGCCACCGTAGCCGACCTTGTAGCGGCTCGGGACGTACTCGACGCGGCCTTCAGCCGTCTGCCGGAGGAACAGGTTCCGGAGCTTCGGAGCTAGGAGCGCAGCCGGGACCGCCATCGGACATCTCGAAGCCGAAGTTGATGACCGCCGTTGGCGCGGTCGGGAGCGGGCCGCCACCGGGCGAGGACAGTTCGACCTTGCGCCGGCCGGCGCCGAGCAGGAGGGTGAGCAGCTCGTTCGCTCGCAGCGCGCCGTTCGAGTCAAACTGGAACTCGCCGTCGATCACCTTGCCGCTGCGATCCTTGACCAGCACGGCCGTCATGCACCGGTCGCGAATCTCGATCGTGGTCTCGATGATCGAATCGAGGCGATAGCCGGACCCGCGGAGCTTGTCGTCGAGACGCTTCTCGAGCAGCTGCTGCACCCGCGGCCGCGCCCGCATCCTCGATGCCGTGACCTCGGGGTTCTTGCCCTGGAAGCCCGCACGGATGATCGCAGCCGTCGCGTTATGGTCGACCAGGAACTCTTCGATGAACCGGCGCTCGCGCGCAGTGGGCTTCATTGAATCGGCCATGGCGGGTCACGTCACTCGCGCCGGTCTGACGTGCTTCGAGCGCTCGGTGCGCTTCACGTTCTCGGCACGGACGCTGCGGAAGTCCCCTCGTGGCTCGGGTCGGTCTGCGAAGTACTCGCGCACGACTCGCTGCGTCTGCTCGTCGGACGGGCAGCGCAGGCGGTCAGGGAACATGGGGAGGCGGCTGATGGCAGAGGCTAAATCGCCACGGTGCGGAACATACACTGGTAATTACCCGCATAACAACTTGTGCCCGACGAGCTCCCGGGCGATGCGCAGCACCTCGAGGAACTGGCGGTAGTTCATGCGGGCCAATTTGGAAGCCGCAACGGCGTTGTAACGCACGCTCGACGCGTACCAGATCTTGATGACATACAGGTATTTCGGCGGCAGCGCAGCGATGGCGCGATCCGTCTCGGCGATCGCCTCCGGGATCTCGGTCGGCGGCGGTCCGCCCTGCGCGGCACCGGTGAAGCCTTCCTCGATGACACGGCCGAGCATCGTGCGCTTCGGCCAGCCATTGCCGGCGGTCGTGTCCCTGGCCCAGTCCCCCCACGCGGCGAGACGCTCGTCTGCAATCCGCAAGTCCCCAGCCAGCGGTCGAGCCATCGAATCCCCCGATTCAGCGTGTCGTCGTGCGGAGCTGGTCTGTGAGGTTCTGGATCGTCGCGCAGAGCAGCTGTTTCTCGGCGAGCAGCCGCCGGACATGACTGACCTGCACCGCGAGCTCCTCGCGGGTCGCGGCGAGGCGGCTGTGCAGGCGCTCCGCGGTATCGATCCGATCGGCATACCGCGCGAGGTCGTTGCTCATCGTCGTCAGCCGGGTCGATGTCGCCACGGCGGCCGAGTGGATCTGCTGCAGCAGCTCCTGGCCGAGGACTGGCGCCGCGGCGCGTTTCTTCAGGGACATGGTGGAGCTCCTCGTGTGCAGGCGTTTGCACTGAGTCGATGCAGCACACGCTGCGTGAACGCGATGGCCTCACCGTTCGTGACCATCGTTTGCTCGAACCGGATGACGTTCCAACCGAGCTGGGCGGCGGTTGCGTACTTGCGGCAGTCCTCTCTGAAGCCTTCCGGATTCGCGTGCCGTCCGCTCGTAACGATCTGGCCGCCGATGCGCCGCACGATGAGGCCCTCGATCTCTACGGCCAGCATCTGTTCTGCGAACGCAAAGTCGAATCGCCATTGACGGCCGATTGACTGCGCGAACCGATGATTACGCTCGAAGCCCGGCAGCTTGTAGGCCCGGCACTGAAACGCGAAGAGATCCTCGAAGCGCTCGCGTTTTGACTTGGCGTCAGTGACGGCGAGGAGCGTCATGGAATATGCGCCCATGATTCGCGCCGAAGAATGCTGAGAACGTTTCGGCCGGAAATGCCGTAGCGAACGCCGATCTCCTTTCGAGTCTGGGTATCACCAATGGCCCGGATCTCACGCACCTGCTCGACGGTGAGCTTCGTTGTCGGTACTGGCGCGCGCCGTCCCTTGCGCACGGAATCCTGCGTATTTTGCAAATTCGTGCCTGGGGTCAAATGGGACGGGTTGCAGCATCGTGGGTTATCGCACGAGTGCATCAGTACGAGACCCGGAGGGATGGCCCCGACGGCGAGCGTGTAGGCGACTCGGTGTGCCTTGCGTTCTGGCATGACGGCGCATCGTGCGATCTCGCCGTAGCCTTTCGCGTGCGTGGGCCCTGACCACGGCCAGCAATCGCTCGCGTTGCGAATTGCTACGCGCGCCCAAAACGCTGCCTCGTATTCCCGCAGCGTCCGAGGAGCCAAGCGCCCGAGAGAATCACGCGGCCGTAAGCGCGTGAACGCTGAACGATCTATCAGTTCCCTCCCCCGCATCGTCAGTTGACCTCGGTGCTCGCGGGCGTCCTGCGCGTGCGGCCGGACTTCTTCTCGAACAGATCCTCGGGGCGCTTCGGCTCGTCGTCCTTGCCGGTGTCACCACCGCCGCCGAGCGGCAGCTGCGCCTGGCGCTTGTCGGTCTTCTTCGCGATCGCGGCGTCGGTGATCTCGATCTTGATCTCGCGGTTCATGCACGCGACGAGCTCGGGCGCGGACTCCGACCAGTCGTGCGAAGCCTGGATCTGCAGCGACACCATCGTGAGCCCGCCGGTCTGCGGTTCGAGGTAGACCTTCGCGATCTTGACGTCGGGGAGCTGGATCACGTTCGGCTCGAGGCCGTACTCGATGCGGACGTTCGCGCCCTCGAACTTGTCGGCGAGCGTGAAGCCGCCGGCGAAGCGCGTGAAGAACGGCTCCGGTAGTGACGTTGCAGACGTCTGCACAAACAGGCGCTCGTGCGCGCCCGGATTGTCGAGCAGCGCATTGAGCTCCTCGGCGGTAAGCAGCAGTGCGCCGACGGAGATATCGGCGGCCGGAACGTCCTCGTCGCCGTGTTTCTCCGTGCGATTGTTGATCGACGGTCCGAGCTTGGCTGTGCGTAGCGAGATGCTGAGCATGGTCATCCCCCGTTGAGCGGTAGTTGTGGCTGTTTCAAATCGACCTCGCACAAGGCGATCGCCTCCTGCGGTGTCGGCTTGTCGCCGAGGTGCTTCATCGGCGCGGTCGCCGTCCTCGCACGCCAAGCCTCGTAGCGAACTGGAATGCAGCGATCGAAGCGGAGCACGTAGTGCGTCTCGGTCTTGATCGCATACGGACCGTGGAGCTTCCAGCCGGGATGGTCGGCGAGCTTCACGTCGAGACCCACATCGGTTTCGGGCTCGCGTTCGTGCGGCCGATCGCGTAGCGCCTGGTGCCATCTCCGTTCGTCGCATGCTTGAGCAGGCCCTCACGCTTCGCACGATTGAGCGCTGCGCCCCATGCTCGCGGCTCGCGAGGCTTGAGCTCGAGCGGCGCGATCGCGACGGCGTCCTCGACCAGGAACGGCTGGCAGTGCGCGGTGGCACGAGCGTAGGCGCCGAGGAAGCGCGCTGCCCTCCCCGTCCAGTCGTCGCTCTGACGGTCGGCCGCCTCGCCGGCGCGCGCGATCGCGTGGACGCGGGGATGCCCGGGCTTAGCGTTCCTTGCCGGCGGCGTGGCGGGTGCGGCGAGCAGGTCGAGCTGGTTCATGGGGTCTTCGCGCCTCATGCGGTTGATTTGGCTCGGGCTTCCGCCTGTGACCGCGGGTAG